TTACTCTTCTTATTTGACCTGAACCTAACCCGCTTTTAAAGTAAATTGCTGAATTCACATAGAAATCATTATTTGAAGACGCATTACTAGATAGTACTACTGCAGACGCATTTATTACACTCTGTAAGATACCAGTATTAAAAGTTATCCAACCTGAACCCCCAGTAGTTACTTTAATGGCATCTATACCACCTGCAACAGCTGAATTTACAATGGTACTATTTGGAGTAAGTGGTAAATAATTATTTGAGCCAAACTTGTTTAGGTCGGTATTGGAGACAGAATACATATACTTCCAGATATATCCGTCTGAAGTTTTAAAAGGTGATGTGGAAATAATAGAAGGTGCTACTACTGAATTACCTGAACCTGCTTCTATGACTTTGAAAACTGCTTGTACGGATGCACTAGTATTATATACGAAGAAATTATAATTATTTGAATATAAGTTAGCGGAATCTTTATCGTATTCGTAATAAAGAGCATTATTCGTCCAGTCTACACGTCTTATGGCTGGAATAATATCTGTATTGGTTACTTTCTTACCGTATAAAATATTATCATATACTTCATGATCATAAAAAGTAACAGCTAGGTTAGCTGCAGGTGGAGCGCTATCATTAGCCCAAGGAGTTGAGCGCCCTACAAAAACATAAAAATTATTATTTGTTGATTTTACATCATCAATAAAACGATTTGCAACATCTACATCTAATTTTTTAGTTAGAACACCTGTCATCTTTTTTCCTAAGAAAATCTAGAATATTTATGCTTGTACGATACGACTTTCGCCGAATTCTACCGGTGTGGGGATGCTATCGTCTATGATAGAAAATTTACCGAACAGCTCTGTGCCAGCAGTATGTATCAGACTCTTCACAACATCTTTATAATCTTCGAAGTTAACTGGGGTTTGAACTTCGTATGAATATTCTTGATAATACTTACTATCTTGAATAAACTTATCTGAATCTAAAAATCCTCTGGTAGAACGCCAGTAGCCTTCTTGTATACCTGATGTTTTAACAATAGCTGTACCTGTTATTTGAAAGGGTGAGTCTGGTTTAGTTAAAGAAACTCGCTCTCCAGGCTCATAACCAATACCACTATCTATTATACCGACGCCTATAGCTATTCCATTAGCAATACCTGCATCCGCTAATACAATAGCATCTGCCCCTTTATATCGTCCACCTACTCCTGGTTCTTCTAATGCTGCTACTATAGATTCAGTAACACTAGCGTATGGATCTAATGAGTATCCAGTGCCAGGGTTAATACCTGCTAGATAAGCAATAGTACCCACCTCCAGTTCCACATACGTTAACGCATTAGCTAAGATAGTACCAATCCTCTCCCCACCAGCTGATACTTGCTTTTCAAAACTATAATTTGATATATCGGCATAATATGGTACTGTAGCTTGAGTGTTAGCAAAATTATTAGAGACCTGAAGTTGAGTATTATTAGATATTAAAGTTATTTCTTTAATGTGTTTGGCGGTTGTGTTACTAACCTGTATATAATCCCCCACAACAAAAGTTGTCGTAAAAGCTGTACCTACACCTATAACTGTATTAGCGCCACTAGTAACAGAAACAGTTCCTATAGCGTTACTAGATTCATTAAATAGTATTAGTTTTGTTTTTAGATTATCTCTAATATTATCAGTATTAATAGTTAATATTTCTTTATCTAAAATATCACCTACTCTAAATGTAGCATCTGACCCACCACCTACAACGTTTGCAACACTAGCTGATCCTGTATTACTACCACCACCTATTTCGTAAATAAACCCCTGCGCTGATGAGCTATTACCTGTAAGTACAAATGTATTACCAGTATTTGCATAAACAGACTGAACAAACGAGCCTGTGACATTTCCTATAAAATATGCTGTATTTCCAATGTTAGGAACTATACCTACGATTACACCTACCGCTACATTGGATGTACTGTTGGCTTGAAAGACAAATTCACCGTTTGTAAAAGATCCGCTTGATGGCTCGACAATGACTTTTAACGCTGTATAAAAATTATTACCTGTTGCAAAACCTGAAGTAAATTGCTTTAATGTAACTACTGAAGAATTAACTGCGGTAATAATACCATTAGCTATCATACTACCTGAAGTATTAGTAGTGTATATTAATTGATCTACCTGTAAGTTACCCGTATTTGATGCATATTCTAATTGAACTTGTGGGAATACCGTTGAAAGAGCGTTCAAAGAGTAACCCGAACCACCTTGTATTAGATTAAAATTTACTTTACCTAATAGCTGAGTTACCGCAGTAACTTTAGCTTTACCTTTATCACCTTTACCATCAATATCAAGAATATCACCTACATCAAAATTAGCCCCGCCGTCAATTAAACCAACGGCTGATAATGAACCTACTGTAGATGGTAAAGAAACTCCTACAATTGTATTTGCTGTAGATAATTTAATAGGCTCTTTATAATCAAAAATACCGTTAAGGTTGGTAATCTGAAGTACGTCTACTACCTTTCTATTAGCAATCCTTTGAAAATAATTCTCAACAGCTGCCTCCGCACCACTATTAACACCAATAATTTTTCTACCGATATAATCTTGAATATTAGGTACAAAGCTTGTAATTTCAATATACTTACCTTCGAACCAATCACCATCAGATACTCGTAGAATATCATCACCGGGGTAATAAATCTTTACGTCTTTATTATATAATGTTCTGAAAAATATTTCGAAGCTTCTTTCTGAACCCTTTGACTTGTAAAGATCTTGAATGTTTTTAATAAAGAGCTTTTTATTAGCTTTAATCTCTAAAGGAATATCTTTTGCATATTTGTTTTTAAAATATACAACATATTCATCTAATGTAGAGTCAATATCTCTATAATCAAATAGACGTCTTGCTTTATAAGTTACATTATTTGTATCTTCTAGCCACTCAAAATACGCTTTTATAAAATCAATGAGAATTGGACCCTCTTCCCTATAAAGGGCAGGGAACTGTGCTTCTATAAATTGAGATATATTTTTTTCAATAGATTTCATTATTCTTTAACTGCAGTAACAGAAATATTATTTAACTGATTGTTTATTCTTATAATAGTATTTCTTTTAGCGGTGATATCCTGTTTAGTAGGTATAGCATAGAACGAGATACCTGCTCCAGAATAATCATTAAGAATAACGTCACTTACCGTAACAGTACCATTTTTATAATCTACTGTACCGGCTCTAAGTTTTAGTACATTTCTACTCGTACCGCTACTTTCGTAAATAAAGATATTACCCGCACCATCTTCACCAAAAAATGCTTTTCTTGAATTAAAAGTAATTTCACTTGAGTATACTGTGAACTCGTTTGTTAAGGGTCTAGAAATATTTAAGTCATCTCTAAGAATCTCGTTTCCGAAATCGATAGTAAAAGTAAAGTTCTCATTAAGAAGCGGTACGATTGTCTTGATCATATTAACGCTCGTCTCATTACCTACAATACTAGGATGAGATGAGTTAATGTTACTAACAAGCTTGGAAAATCTAAACGTCTTATTAAAATCTGTTAAACTGCTATTATTATACGAGGAAATAGCATTTGCCGTAAGATCAGAAATTTGATTTGTGGTTAGGGTAGTTTGGTTAACATTATAATTTACATTGGTGGTAATTACCAGATCAAGAAATTCTGGATCAATAATTATAGGATTAATGGATAGGGGCGACCTTGTCTTGACAAAATCAAGAATTCTATCTTTTGAAGTTATTGTTAGTAAGTCTCCAGATTGAGTAGCACATGAAATAGCAACTTTACCGTATTGAGGTGTTACTGGTATATCTTCACCACCGTATACACTAATTGCTTTAACTTCTGGAAAGTTAGCAATTATTAATGCTCTGTAATCTTCTTTAGTAACTAATCTATCTTGAGTTTGAAAAAATCTTGTTGCATTATCTTTGATAGATTGAAGACTTTCGTTATTTGCACCCCCTGATGCGGCTGATATAGTACTAGCGGCTACACTGTAACCACTTATAGTTCCTTGAGGCGTAAAGGAGTTAAGCCCATTAGCGTCTGAGCCAGAACTAATACGATAATCAACTCTTATAAGGTTACCATTAGTAGGCTTTTTACTAATGATACCATCACCAAATTTTACCTCGTATTTTTCACTTTCAGCAGCTTGAATAAAATATACAGTTGAATTTGCATTTAACCCAAATATACTAGTAGTAAAAGTATATTCAGTATTCGTAGAAGTATTAGCATCAGGACTTACGAACACTTCAACACTATCGGTATCTACTTTAGGATTTGAGAGTACAAAGCGTTGATTTTCAATACTAGTATTGACCACGTACTTCTCTGAAATTAAAAACCCTTCATATACAATAATATCCTTTATAAATTCATTATTAGAATTTCTTGTAATTACTGTAGGGGAGGGAGTAGAGAATGTAAAATTTTTATTAGCTGTAGCTGTAGTAAATTTATAACCTTGAGGTACGGTTATATTATATACTGCATTATTGGTAACTGCTACATTAACGCGAACTGTTGCTGCGGACGATGTAAACGATCGTGGCAAATAGTTAAGCTCTTTAGCATGCGAGACTACAGAATCTCTCAAAGTAGCGGAGTCTAGAAACATTTCATTACCTATCATATTAAGGTAGAATGCATTCTGATAGGTATTAAACGCTAAGATATCAAGCAATACGGATAGGTTTGAACCTTCGAAGTCATAGTCTTTGAATCTATCTTGACCTTGAAGGTAGGCTTTTAAACTAGTTCTAAGTGAGGTAAAGTCAAGTTGACTTACCGGTAAAAAATCTGACATTACCTAATCCGATCTAAGGAAAGCTGCATAGTAATAGGGTCTTCTCTATTTATTATAGAAAATACAATAGTTACATCAATAGCATTACTGTCTTCGTAAGGAGTACATATTACATCTATTAAATTAGCACGAGGCTCATAATTATTAATAACGTCACTAATACCTTTTTGTAACAACTCGATAGTAATTGGCGTTATTAATTCAAACAATAATTTACGAATATTTGACCCGATATCGGGCTTAAAAGGCCTCTCATAATAATCTGTAAGAATCAAATTTCTGATAGATCTACGAATGGCATTTTCATTCGTTATTCTACCTACGTCTTCAGAAATAGGATTAATAGTTAGATTAGTATCTATATCTGAATAATATACTTGTGATTGAAAGGTACCAGACATTGTTTTACCTAGGTTATCTAATATTTATTACTGTCTCGGTAACGTTATGGGAGCGCTACTTACATCAGTTGGTGGTAATAGTACGACTATGGGTGGCTGTTGATTATCTGCGTTAGGTAAAATAGAACTTGTCGGTGGTGAGTTTACTAAGCTGTTAACAGCATTTTTAAAAGATTTTGCTTGATCGCTAATAATATTGGAGTTAGCTATACTCTTGGTAGCAGCTGCTATTTCATCTGAAATACTATTAAATATGCCGTCCACTTCTTTCATGGTAGATTCAATCTGCGAGGAGATCATATTTGACACTCTTTCAGTGAGACTATTAGCGTCATTAATAACATCTTTTAATTGATTTAATGTACCTGTAGGAAATATACTACTTGTATCTGGAAGTAGATCTTTAGTAGCAGCAATAATTCCATTTTGTGCTTTGCTTATAAGTTCTCCTGCAGCATTAGTAGCAGCAACAATACCTCCTGTAATACCGGTATCTACTGCTTGGAGAAAACTACTTACTCCACCTTCAATTGAATTAATATTTTTTGCTACTACAGATGCAGCGGTTGACAAACTTCCACCGAAAGAACTTTGAATACTGG